GTAATGAGATTATTGCTAGAAATTGGAATGGAGGAACTTACGGATATAAAAAAAGATCAACAATCCAATATTGGGCAAAAGTTAAAAACAATATTAAAAATGCACAATCCATTTGAGAATAATTTAATTTTAATAGAAGAGCTGAGCGAGCATTGGTCACACATTAATTGTGTTGACGATTCTAGTGTAGCTATTATAGATACTTTGCTAGGTGTTTTAGTTAAGGTAAATAATAAGTATTCAGAGGCTTTTATTGAGGAACAAATTAAAGGAATAATAGAAGATGAATAGCATAGGATTTTATCCTCCAAGAGGAGTAGATGGTGTTTTGGTAGATAATCTATCAGAATTACCTACAAATGCCAAAATACAAGATTATAATGAGTTTTTTAGGTTATATGTTGATAGTGACAATGTCAGATACATATATAAAGTAAAGAATCCAAAAAGTCCACTTTCAAGATTATTATCAAAAATTAATGATTAAAGCACCTAAAGTAATACCATCAGTAAGAATTTTTAGACCAAATAGTCTTAGAAATAAAACAAATGGTATTGTTATTCATTCCATGTCTGAGAGGTTTGGTAGTAAATCTGCATCAGAATTTTTACAAGATATAGGATTAAGTGTTCACGCATTTATTCATTTTGACGGTAAAATTGAATTAGCACAAGTTCAAGATAAAAAAGCTTATCATGCTGGCAAGAGTGAATGGAACGGTGAAACAAATTTAAACAACACATTTTTAGGAGTTGAATTGTTGGTGAGACATAGCTATGCTAATAATCAATTTGAATCTTTTAAAAATACGGTAATGAATACTGATTGGGTTGGTGCAGCACAATTTGATTCTTTAGTTTGGTTGTGTCGCAAATGGTCTAAGGAATATGATATAAACTTAGACAATATTGTAAGACATTCAGATGTTAGTGGTGATCATATTAGAGGTAATGGTAAGGGTAAATTTGATGTCGGTGACGGTTTTCCTTGGAAATTATTTAAAGACTACATGAATGGCAATGGAATTGCCGATAAATTATAAAATGCGTTTTGGAAAAACAGAATGGTCAAACTTAATTAAATCATTAGGTTTACTTATTTCTGTTTTAATTATAATATCATTTATAATATTATTTATTAAATATGCGATTTTTAGTTTGCGTTAAATCTGAATATAACGCTATAAGTTATCACAGATTAAAAAACCCTTTTAAGTATTTACAGAATAAGGGGCATCAATTTGATTTTATAAACAACTTTACTAATGATGTAGTCATTGATGGTTATGATTATTTTGTATATAATCGAAGTATTGGTTATGGTGATTCTGATTTTGTGTTACTTGAAAAGATAAAAGCACAAGGAATTAAAATAATTATTGATGTAGATGATTTATGGGAATTACCTAATCATCATCCAATAGTTTGGCGAGATGATGTTGATTATGTTGAGTGGAAAAATAACTTTTTAATGAACATAGCATTTGCTGATTATGTTTGGACAAGTACGGAGTATTTAAAAATGAAAATTGAAGATTTATTTGAAAATAAACCCGTAGTTGTAGTAAAGAATGCAATTGATTATGATGACCCACAATGGGTAGATAGTAAAGGAAAGAGAAGAAATAAAAATAAAACGGTTATAGGATATGCTGGTAGTACTACTCACTACGGTGACTTAGACCAAATGAAAATACCTTTTAGAAGGCTTAATAACAATAAGAGTTTTCGTAGAAATATGGTTTTTCAATTGTCGGGTGTTGATTTTGTTAATCCTTATGCTAAAAAGGTTTGGCATCATCAGTTAGGAATATTTACGGATGACGGCAAAAACAAAAACGTATTTATTTCGGGTGGTGTTAAAGTAAATCAATACGCTAGATTCTTTGACCAAATGGACATAGTTATTGCTCCATTGATTGACAATGAGTTTAACAGATGCAAAAGTGAATTAAAGGTGTTGGAGGCTGGTAGTAAATGGTTGCCATTTATTGGATCAGATATGATAACATTCTCAAGAACGGGAGCAAATATTGATTTATGCTCTAATAATGATGAGTGGGTTGAGTCAATATTAGAATTAAGCATTGACAAATCACTCAGAGATATGCTAGGAAAGGAGTTGGGTGAATATGTTCGTGATGTTTATTCAATAGATAAAGAAAATCAAGCTAGACTAAGTATTTTATGAATTTAGGTGAATATGCTGAGTCATTATTCACCACACGTTGCATAGAAATGGGATACATCGTATCTAAGCCATTTTCACATTACACAAGGTATGATTTAATAGTTGATGTAGATAATGCCTTACAGAGGGTTCAAGTAAAGTCTACGGATCATATACGTCCTAAAGACAATCAATGTCATGTTAAAATTGATTACACAAAAGATGAAGTCGATTGGTTTGCTATTTATTTTAAAAAACTTGATTCTTGGTATGTCCTACCCATTGAAGTAGTTGATGGTATTGTTCAGTTTTCTGTAAAAAAACATTACAAATCAAAATATAATGTTTTTAAAAATAATTTTGGATTTGTGAGACATGGTTTTTAGATTTGAATATTATTAATCTTTAAACACATGATATGGATACAGACCAAAAATTAAAAGACTTGTTCGAATTGCTAAATCCAAAACCTAAGACCAAATGATTTGTGCAAATTGTAATAAAACTTTTGAAAAAACCAAAGAAAAAGGTATTAATAGTAGGGCAAGAAAATACTGCTCTGTAAAGTGTAGAACTGACAATCAAAACAAAATACACAAGTTAAGAAGAGTTGATAAAAGCAAATATCCAAGTTCTAGAGAAGTTGATAAAATTGTTAATAGTTATTCAAAAGATATTGTAACGGTTGACTATGATTGGGTATTTTCTAGTAATATTTATGATTGGTGTTCTTCTAGAGACTCTAAATTTAGAAGTAATTATAAAAAACAAAAAGCAAATGAAAAAAGACAAAAGGAAATACAAGGATAATTTATATCAAATGTTAATTTCAGATTCAACTGCAAAAGCTAAGAAAGCGGTATTATCATTAGATTTACTGACAAATAGTGCAGTAGGTATTGGTGATCATTCTACTGATGATTTTTATAATAATGTTAAGGATGCTATAAAAAGCCTAACTGATGCAGAAGACGAGATTAAGACCATTAATAATTATTTTTTAAGGGGTAAATATGATTAGAAATTATTTTTTAATAGACAAGAAAAGGTATGGCAAGAATTTAATTATGTTTTGCCGTACTATTAAAGGTGTGTTCTGTTATGATCACGATAAGATATATGACAAGCACATAGACCATCTAGACTCATTGGACTGCTGGCATAAATACGGTAGGTATACAAAGACTTATGGAATACCTTATCCAATGAATTTAGATTGCGAAAACATCCTTCAATACTAGAAAGGGATACGGTGGGGGATACCGTGGTTCATATTCTAAATGAGAATATTTTTACCTCATTTTCAAACGGGTTTCCGAATTAAGGAATACCTCTACAAAAACCACTAAGATTTTAAGACAATAATGCTACACAAATGCATTGAATATTTAGAGGGAAATCGTAATTGGTTTTCCTTTTTTATTTTAAAAATAAATCCAATTAATTTCTAGACACAATTCTCTGTTTATTCTGTAGAAAATTTAGACCAAATTTATAAGCATATTTCAATAGATAATTTGATGCATATTTGATGGTAATCTCCACTAAATAATGAGATGATTTTACTTATAATATCTTTAAAAAAATCACTCAGTTTTATTAAGAATTTATTTAAAATAATTATTTATTTTTTTTTAAAATAATTTTTATTTTAAAATAATAGACCAAATTTTTAGACCAAAACGTAGACCAAATTCAGACCAAATTCAGACCAAATTCAGACCAAATTTATTGACAGATTTGGGTTTTGGCAGATGTGGAAAACTAATATTCTATTGTTGAAAACTTTTAAAAAAAATATTTGTTATTGTTGTTTTTATTAATTATCACGTGCGCACGTTCTATTATATGTCATTGATTTATAAATAGTTATCCACATTAAATATATATTTCAATTGTGGAAAACTTTTTCTTAATTTTTTGCTTAAAAGTTTTTTTATTCATTAAATGCGTTTTATCATTGCTAAACATTATTTAAAACATAAATAAAAACAAAATGAATAATTTTAAAAAGCACGAGGTAGAAATGTTAAATAGGGCGTTAGATTTACTTAAAGATAAATGCGAAGAGGAGGTAAGAAGTTACGGTGTAGATTCATATTTTAAATTTGGCTGGTGGACGAAGGAAGTAGAAAAATTAAGAAAAAAACTAAAACTTAATCAAACAGAATCTAAAAAATTCAATTCAAAAGATCACGTTATTATAGCTAAATAGATTTATTGCCGTGTCTTAATCAAATTTTAAACATAAATTTTAAACACCATGAAAACTCTTTTATACACCACTAACAAAGCAATAACAATTTTTAATATTGTTTCGTTTTTAATTGGTTGCACTCTTGTTGCAACTTGTATTTTCTCACTCATTTACGGCATTTTAAACGGTTTATTATGATAATCTATGTACTATTTGCATTATTTATAATAACGCTCGAATATTTAGCGCATAAAGAAAAACAGAACAACAAAAACTATTATAAAAACCGTAAAAAATAAACATCATGAAACAAAGAATATATTTTACTAAAAATGATTGCTTACACGTCTTTAGATTGGGTAAAACCACCAATAAAAAAATAGCAAACGATAAAGATAAAATAATTCAATCTTACACATTTAGTCTTGATCAATTTAAATATATAAATACATCTTTAAAACATTCTTTAAAAATTGATTTTAAAGAGTTTTTTAAACGTGATAAATCTAATTGTTTAGATTGTCCTTTTTCCGTAAATACATCGGGAAAAGTGGGTTTTTGCTATACTCATAAATTTATGCAGTTTAGCGGTTTTGTGTCTATGCTTAAAAGCATAAGTAAAGAGATAAACGGCAATATTCAAAACTTAGAACCATATGATAACAATCATAAAAGCGATTTGCTAAAAATGTCTTTTAATAGGTTTGTTCGGTTCGGGTCATATGGTGAACCTTCAATACATCCTTTTGACTTAGTTGAAAGCGTTACAATGGTCGCAAAGAATTGGACGGGTTACACGCACCAATTTAAAAAGCGCAAAGAGTTTGCACCGTTTTTTATGGCATCCGTGCATAATGCAATGGAAGCAATTGAGGCAAAAGATAAATTTAATTATCGGTCGTTTATTAGCCATGACGGGCAACTAATAACTAAGGCGGTTCAATGCCCAGCAAGCAAAGAAGCTGGTTTTAAGTCTGTTTGTTCTCTATGTTCTCTTTGTAGTGGTAATAATGGCAAAGGGGCAAAGGATGTTAAAATAAATATTCATTAATGAAGGCTTTTTTAATATTGCTTTGTTCGTGTTTCTTGTTTGCTTTTTATCTTATTAGAAAGGTGACACAAAAGGAAAGCATTGAACAACCAATAAAGGATAAACCAAAAGAATATATAAAGCCTATTGGATTGACTTTTCAACTTGAATTTAATGAACAAAAAGACGGGTCAAAGATTGCATTTAAATGCATTAATACGGCGCGCTTTGGATTAGTTAATATCAAAGTTTATAAAGGTTGTCAATATAGCGACAACGGCCTAAATCTAATTGAAATAAAACAAGGTAAAAATATATTTCATTTGGATGAAATGACGGATAACGATATAATAACATTATTTACATTAATTAAAAAAACATGAAATTCAAAATAAAATTTATGATTTACAACAATGGTTATTTATTTATTAAAGAGTTTGAAAGCTTAGATGATTGCAAACATTGGGCAATTAATCACCTTGACCAATCGAATGAGATAATAATAAGAACGGTTAACGGATTAAAGATTAATGATAAAATAATTATTTAAATAAATAAACATAAACAATAGAAATAATGAAAAGAACAACAATAAGAGAAATATGTGAGCACTATGGTCAAATCTATGACAATGTCAAAAACATGAAAGAATTTATTAAAACCCTTAAAAACCGATACAATAAATAAATCAACCTAATTAATTAAAGCTATCCTTTCGGATGGCTTTTTTTATGCCTATATGGGTATTAACTATTATAAGCCTATATAAGACATTTAGTTTGTGTTT